GTATGTGTCCGGCTTTGATGAAAAGAGTCCGGATACTTACTGCACAAAAAAGAATTGTATACACACCAACAAACAGCTTTTATCAGGTACTTTCCGCTGAAGCCTATTCCAAGCATGGTTTCAACATCCACGGAGTGGTGTTCGATGAACTACATACGCAGCCGAATCGAAAGCTGTTCGATGTTATGACCAAAGGCTCCGGCGATGCCAGAATGCAGCCTTTGTATTTCCTGATTACCACAGCCGGAACGGATACCAATAGCATCTGCTATGAAGTCCACCAAAAAGCGAAGGATATTCTGGAGGGCAGAAAACATGACCCTACTTTCTATCCAGTGATTTATGGTGCAGATGAATCGGAGGACTGGACAGACCCAAAGGTCTGGAAGAAGGCAAATCCGTCACTGGATAAAACTATTGGTATGGATAAGGTGGTGGCTGCGTGTAACTCTGCAAAGGAAACACCGGGCGAGGAAAATGCGTTTCGGCAACTGCGTTTGAATCAGTGGGTAAAACAGGCAGTACGTTGGATGCCGATGGAGAAGTGGGACAAATGCAAGGTTGCTTTTGATGAATCTGAACTGGAAGGAAGAATCTGCTACGGTGGACTCGACCTTTCCAGTACAACAGATATTACAGCTTTTGTTTTGGTATTTCCTCCAACAGATGAAGATGAGCATTATTACGTTCTCCCTTATTTCTGGCTGCCGGAGGAAACTTTGCCCCTTAGAGTAAGGCGTGACCACGTTCCATATGATATTTGGGAACGGCAAGGCTACCTGAAAACGACTGAGGGAAATGTGGTTCACTATGGTTTTATCGAAAACTTCATTGAAGAACTGGGACAGAAGTTTCACATCAAAGAAATTGCATTTGACCGTTGGGGTGCAGTGCAGATGTCGCAAAATCTGGAGGGGCTTGGATTTACAATGGTTCAGTTCGGGCAAGGATATAAGGATATGTCACCACCGACCAAGGAATTGATGAAGCTGACCTTGGAACAGACGCTTGCACACAACGGACATCCTGTTTTAAGGTGGATGATGGACAACATCTTCATTCGCCGTGACCCTGCCGGAAATATCAAGCCGGACAAAGAAAAATCCACAGAGAAGATTGACGGTGCGGTTGCCATGATTATGGCTCTTGACCGTGCAATTCGCTGTGGATGTGTTTCGGATGAGTCGGTTTATGATTTGAGGGAGATGCTTATTTTATAATTAAATCATCTTCATTTCCAAGGGATAGTAATAACAGATTCAGTCTTTCAAATTTAGCAAATGTATACTCCTTAGGATCAATTTTATTTGCTTCTATTAATTTCATTAGAGACAGTGGGTACGATGCTACCTCTCGTTTTTCAAAGTCCAAAATTGTAGTTGTTCTAAATGTATTTTCTTTTAATGTATCGTCTTCGTCGAAATACAACATCACTGAAAGTGGGTCAATCAGACTTTCTTTTTCAGTTCCATACTTCTTAATGCAATATGCTAAATATCCAGAAAACCTTTCTGATATTTTATCTTTCATGCTTATTTTATTAGATGATAACCTGACAACTTCATTTATTCTTCTTTTGAATTTATCTACATCCCAACAAGGTTCTACTCTATAGAAGTCTGCGTACAAGAGAATGTCCTTTGTTCTCCGTAAATATATTTCTGGATTTTCACGATTCA